CTGTGTACCTATATGTGTCAAGTGTTTATATAGTATACACGATTTTGTTACCCAATGTCAATAGAAAAATGCCCAAATCTTGCGAAATGGGCATTTTTGTTTTAAAGTTTTTTCTTTGAGGAACTGTTATTAGATTGTTAAATACTACCAATCTGTCCAATTGAGTGAACCATGATCCAAGTAGTTGTTACGAATAACATTACTTCACCTAGCCTTTCTCCATCAAACGAACAGTGTTGCTTCATGCTTAAGAATTTCTTCAATGTCGTCTCCGTGTGTGTATTGCAAAGGACGTAGTATTTTAAATGCACCTAAAAAAGGATTTTAGGATTGTGTAAAAAATACTACTATGTAGGACCCTCCTACAATGACTATTTATGCTTTGTGTTTGGTTTTGATACTTTTCGTAGCATAGTGTTATAATGTCATACCTGAAGACAAAACAACATGTTCTTTTATCAAAATATTCCCAAAGTGTCATACTTTGTCATACTTGGGAATCTAAGTATTCTCTCAAATTTCCGTACATTGTAATCATCATTGCTGTCTTATGATCATATACTCTAATAAAAGGTTCTCCTTTCTTCCCTCTTAATTTATGAACACCGAGATAATATGGACACTTAATCTTTTTTATGATTTCTTGTATGAATGCTTCTGGAGCAATAATTCTTTTTTTGTGCATTGACTTGGGACTAAGTCCTAATTCAAAATCATAGTATTCAAGTTTTGCTAACTCAAATAATTTCAGCCCGTCATCACTGAGTCGTAGTCCTTGACCGCCCCTACCTGTCAACCAAGTTTTAAATACAATATCTCCTATAGGCATATTGGAAGGAACAATGCCTTCAGGTATTTCTTTAAGAACTGCTTTTGTTATTTCTTCTTTAGATTTAGGAAAGATCATCCGGATATACTGTGCGTCCGGAGTTTAAGAATACTACTGTAAATTTATCTGTTTTAAATTGAGCATTTAATTTTCGACACAGATTTCTTGCGTGTCCCGGATTAGAGAAACTAGTTTTCTTATACTTTGGGGCCGCATCACCGTTTAGATAATGAGAAGATTTTAGGTTAATAGGTTGGTCATCGTAATATACAGCCCAGATACCTGATGCTTCGATAATCTGATCACACTTGTATGTTTCTTTATCTACATACTCTAATATGACATGTGGCTGACTTCTACTCACTTGAATGTGCCGCCTTTGACTTGTACGTCAATTGTTTCTTCATTATCCTTTTCCTTTTTTAATTCATGCAAATCTGATAACAACATAACTAATTCATCACGTAAACCTTTGGCTTGATCAATTGAGAGAACCACATTGTTATTTCTTTTGGTTTCTCCTAATGACACCTTGTTCACAAAATCTTTTATGTGCAACATAATATGCTTATATATTTATCAGATTTTTTGCTTCTTCTCTAGTTTTAAACGGTCCTTGATATGGATATCGTTGAATAAAGATATATTTTGGGCAAAATATTACTTGATCGATACCGTTATGTTCAACTACAAAGTAGCCTGCGGCATGGAAGCATTTTGATTTTTTAGTCTTTGTAAAGACATGAAGACCTCTTTTAACATCATATACAGAGTTATATGTCCTTGCTGTAGTAGGATATTCTGGATAAGGTGTCTCTACTTGAGCAATAGATTCTTTGGGTGTTATGAATTTAATCTTTGTTTTCTTCTGAATCTTTTTAATAGAATCAAATTCAAACACATCATTTTGTAAAGTAACGTTAAAAGTGCCTACGTTGTTTGCACAAACATTACCTACTTTGCGTTCGCCATCAGTTAAAATCCAAAACTCGTCATCTTTAACTGGCTTTGCAGTTAGTTCTACATCTAATATCATTTTTTCTCCGTTAAGTTCGTAAACATATATGTTGTTTGTTTTTACCATTATTCTACCTTTAAATTACCTTCATACGGTGTGTTCAACCATTTAGAATAAACATCCGCTTGATCACTAATTCTGTTAAGTTCATACTTACCACAAAATCTCATAAAGTGTACACCAACTTGTGCAACTTCTTTCTTTTCATTGACACCTGCTTTTACAATATCATCTGTAGCATTTCTAAATTCTATTGGTTGTGCTGTAAGATCGATTAATGTACGATTGCGTTCATAATCATCACGTACTCTATGTTCGACATCATTATGATCAGTCCAACGTTGTAACATAATGTTATTCCAGTTGAAACCACCTTTGTCTTTGTCAGCATATGCTTCTAACAAACCCGTCTTATTCTTAGTACCCTTCTTACGTACACCTGGATATGCACTGAACACGTTATCACTAGTATCACCACGCATACACTTTTCAAACAATAGATACTGAGGATCTTCTAATGTCTTGTGCTCCTGAGTCTTTTTATCAATGACTGGTCTGCCTCTGTCGTCAAAGTAACCATCAATCGTAATCAACTGTTTGTTGACACCGTTGTACATATGAACAGACTCTGATAGCAATTGTAGATAGTCAGTATCAGTCGAAATAATGATGTGTTCATCATTGGGGTGTAATGCGGCAAATCGTGCTATACAATCATCAGCCTCAGCATTCGGGTCACGTAAAACTGTTACGTTAGTTTTTTCAGATAAAAATGTAATCAATGCTTGATAAGTCTCCCAGAACATTTCACTTTCTTCAATCTCTGCTTCAGTCAAGTCTTGTTCTTTTACTTTACGATTTGCTTTGTATGGAGTATAAAACTCTTTGCGCCATGAACGACCTTCTAAACAAAAGACCACATGATCAACACCATAGTTACGAACTGCTTGATTGACTGACCCGAGAGTCAGATGTAAAGCCATGCCTATCTTTTCCCATGTATCTGCGTTACGTGATGCAACATGTTTAGCACGAAAGAAGGCATTCATTGTGTCTATAAGGGCATATTTCATACGAGTCTCTTATTTATCATTTAATATAATGCTATTATACGCAATATATACGCATATTGCAAGCCTTTATGGGTAAAATGGGTAAATTAATCTTCGTCAGATTCGCCGATCATAAATCTAAAGGATTGACGACATCTTCCGTTTGATGCAATAAGATAATTAAAGTTGTGTTCTAGTCTAGGGATAAGTTCTTTTTGGGCTTCTAACCACCATTCATCACTCATCTGAGTCAATCTTTCGATTTCATTAGCAATTGCAATTGCTCTATCTTCATCATTTTCTATCATATCATATGCTTCATTAATCCATGGTGAAAATGTTTTATATCCTGTTTCTCTTAACACTGCTAAAGCACCGGGCATACCACATAAAATAAAAGGAATCTTTGCTAGAATAAATTTATATGTTTTTTCGGTAAATGTAATACAGTCTATAAAGTTACTATCTATAGTAACTGGAACTTCTGAATCATCAGCAATGTCTTCGTGTATGTGTGGATGAGTTTTATTAGTTATATCTTGTAAGTATTTTGTTTCGGTAATAATAGTAAAATAACATTTATCTACATGTGCAATTGTATCTTCACCTAAAGATATCCATTGATCTTGGCCCATATGAAAATCATTTAAATCAAATTGATTGGTACCTAGGTAATCTCTGCTTCCTAAACCTTTTAAATTTAAAGTCAATTCTTTGTTGTTAACTAATGCTTGAAAAATTTCTGGACCTGTTTCAGGGAAATAAGCCTGGATATGACAATTATTGGGATCAGCAAATTGTTCAATCGTACCCGACCACTCATTTTCGTTTATGTTTAATGACATTAATCCTTGACTATGTAAATTTCGTCTAATTATTTGCCCTACAAAATAAACTCTGTTTATTTTAGGATGATTGTTGTAGAACAAAAACTTATATGGTTTAATTTTCGGTTTACTATTTAATTTTCTTATTATATCTTTTTCTTTTGTGTTGGCCCGATTCCATTGACTATTAAGGATATCTTCTAATCCATTCTGACATATAATAGACATGTGTAACATTAACTTATATTTTCTGTTGTGTTCTATCATATATCGATAGTTTTTAGTGTGAGGTGCACATGCCC